GTAGCAGATAGTGTTATTGGAGATTCTTTAACAGACACAGATCACTTCGCACTTTTAGTAGATGCTGTTGCCGCTGGTACAAGTGCTACTGCTGCTGCTTCATCCGCAACTGATAGTGCAAACTCTGCTACAGCTTCAGCTTCATCTGCCACAACTTCTGGAAATTCTGCAACCGCTTCAGCTTCTTCAGCTACTGCCGCAGCTAACTCTGCAACTGCCGCTGCAAGTTCTGCTACAGATGCTGCTAACTCTGCTGATGCTTTTGATGATATTTATTTAGGTTCTAAATCTTCTGATCCATCTACAGATAATGATGGTGATGCTCTAGCAGCAGGTATGCTTTATTTTAATACAACAAATGATTTACTTCGTGTTTATACAGGTTCAGCTTGGCAAAATGCTGCGGTAGATACTACTGGTTTTGCAACAGTTACTGGGACACAAACTTTAACCAACAAAACTTTAACCTCTCCTAAAATTGGTACTTCTGTTTTAGATACTAATGGTAATGAATTAGCTAAATTAACAGCTACAGGATCGGCAGTTAATGAATTTACATTAGCCAATGCTGCAACAGGTAATAATCCAACTTTATCAGCGACTGGTGGCGATAGTAATATTGATTTAGATTTATTAGCTAAAGGTACTGGTCATGTAACTATTAAAGGTGATACAAATGCTGGTGCTATTCAATTTAATTGTGAAAGCAACTCACATGGTCAAATTGTAAAATCTCAACCTCACTCTGCTGCTGTTACAAATGAAATGTTATTACCAGCTGGTGCTAGTTCAACTTTAGTATCTTTAGTATCGACAGATACACTTACAAATAAAACTTTAACATCTCCTAAAATTGGAACAAAAATTAGTGATACAAATGGAAATGAATTATTTAATTTAACAGCTACAGGTTCTGCGGTTAATGAAATTACATATGCTAATGCAGCTACAGGAAATAAACCAACATTTACTGCATCTGGTGATGACACTAATATTGGTATATCAATCCAACCAAAAGGTTCTGGACAAATAACATTAGACAATTTAACTTTTCCAGCAGCGGATGGATCAGCAAATCAAATTTTAAAAACAGATGGATCTGGTAATTTATCATTTGCAGCTCAATCAGCAGTAGGTGGAACTTCTTGGCAATCATCAGTAAAAACTGCAAACTTTACAGCAGCAGCTGGAGAAGGTTATTTTATAAATACATCTGGTGGTGCTTTTGAAGTTGATTTACCAGGTTCTCCAAGTGTAGGGGATGAAATAGAATTTGTAGATTTTTCAAGAAACTTTGCAACAGCTGCACTTACATTAGACCAAGGATCAAATAAATTTCAAGGAAACACATCTCCTAAAGCTATTTATAATACTGATGGTCAATCAATAAAAATAGTTTATTCAGGTTCAACACAAGGATGGATTCCTATTTCAGATGATGATGTAACTTTTGAAACCAATCAAAATTATACTGGTACATATTTAGTAGTCGCTGGTGGTGGAGCTGGTGCTTATGGATCTGCTGGTGGTGGAGGTGGAGCTGGTGGCTTTCGAACAAATTATGGCACATCAACTATAACACTAACTGTTGGACAAAGTTATACTTGCACAGTAGGAGCTGGTGGTGCATCAGTTACTTCAGGAAGTGAAACAGATGGTGCTGATGGTAGCGATAGTGTTTTATCTGGATCTGGAATAACAACGATTACTTCTACTGGCGGAGGAGGTGGTGGAACGCATAACACACCAAGCGGTAGAGATGGTGGCTCTGGTGGAGGTGCTGGAAATAATAACAGTGCTTCTCCAAATAAAACTGGTGGATCAGGAAACACACCAAGTACATCTCCATCTCAAGGTAATAATGGTGGTGCTAGTTTTGGAGAGCATATTGGTGCTGGTGGAGGTGGTCATACAGCAGTTGGCGGAAATAGTACTACAGGAAGTAATAGTGGAGGAACTGCTGGTTCAGGTGGTGCTGGAACTTCAAATTCAATAACAGGCTCAGGAACATCTTATGGTGGTGGAGGCGGAGGTTCAACTGATGGTCGTTATCCTGTTTCTGCTGGAAGTGGTGGAGCTGGTGGTGGCGGAGCTGCAAATCATCAAACTGCTGGATCATCTGGTACTGCAAATACTGGAGGCGGTGGCGGTGGCGGAGGTACTTCACCTTATCCTAATTCAGTTAAACAAAATTCTGGAGCTGGAGGTTCTGGTATTGTTATTTTAAGAGTTCCAACTGCAAATTATTCAGGAACAACATCTGGTTCTCCAACAGTTACGGAATCAGGTGATGATACAATTATTAAATTTACTAGTTCAGGGAGTTACACAGCATAATGGCACATTTCGCAAAAATAGGAAATAAAAACATAGTTGAAAAAATTGAAGTCGTATCAAATGATATAGCAACAACAGAACAAGCTGGTATAGATTTTTTAAACAATCTTTATGGCACTAATGATATTTGGAAACAAACTTCATACAATACTTATGCTGGAGAACATTTATTAGGTGGAACACCTTTTAGAAAAAACTTTGCTATGATTGGTGGTAAGTATGATGAGCAAAGAGATGCGTTTATACCTAAAAAAACTATTAATAGCTGGGTATTAAATCCAACAACTTGTCAATGGGATGCACCAAAACCAATGCCTACATTAACTCAAGAACAAATGGATAATAATAAAAGGTATGAGTGGAGTGAACATCAGGAAGATTGGATATTAAAATAATATTATAATTTGGTGTGAAAAAAAAATTAGAAGAATACATACTACATCTTGATAATTGGATTCCAAAAAATATTTTGAATCAAACTTTAAAAGAATTTAAAAGTGAAAATTGGTATCAACACACTTATACAGATAGCAAAACTTTTAAACCATTTGCTAAAAATGCAAATAAAGAACCTGATGTTTGTGATGGAAATAATTTAACTCATTTTAAAAAGTTAATGGATTTAACTTGGGAAGCATTAAATAAATATATTGTTATTGATAAAATAGGTGGAACTACTTTTAATGGTTGGAATGGATTTAGTAAAATTAGATTTAACAGATATAAAAAAAATCAACTGATGTCAAAACATCAAGATCATATTAATAGTTTATTTACAGGACATACTAGAGGCATACCAGTTTTAAGTATTGTAGCTGTTTTAAATGATGACTATAAAGGTGGCGAATTTATAATGTTTGATGATTATGAAATTAAATTTAAAGCTGGAGACTTAATTATATTTCCATCAGTATTTCTATATCCACACTTAATTAAACCAGTAAAAAAAGGAACTAGATACTCTTTTGTATCTTGGTGTCATTAAATGCAACCTATAATACATAATTTATTTCCAACACCTATCTATACTACAAAAATAAATAGAGGGTTTACAAAACAAGAATTAAATTTTGTAAAAGAACAAGAAAAACATTCTTCTAAAAATCAAGGTAATATTAATACAAAAGATAATTACATTTTAAATAAAAAAGAATTTAAGAATATTAAGAAATTTTTAAATGATTGTTGTAAAGATTATATAAAAACAATTATTTGTCCAAAAAATAATGTTGAACTTTACATCACTCAATCATGGTTAAATTATACTAAAGAAAACGAATATCACCATAAGCACAATCATGGTAATTCAATAGTTTCAGGTGTCTTATATTTTAATGCTAATAAAGATAATGATAATATTACATTTTTTAATAAAGAAAATTACGAACAAATATCTCCTGAAATTAATAACAATAAATTTAATGTATGGAACTCTCAATCATGGTGGCTTCCTGTAGAAACTGGTAAATTAATGATGTTTCCATCATCAACTAAACACCAAGTAGATAATAAAAAAGGTTCTAATATAAGAGTAAGTCTAGCCTTTAATACTTTTTACAAAGGTACTATAGGTTCAAATAGTAAATTAACTGAATTGATTTTATAATTCTAAAATGTTATAAACTTATTTGCAAGTGGGTATTACCACACACCACATACTCACTTGCTTAACTATGGTTAAATATTATGAAATTTATTATAATTATGCAGATATGTTCAGCTTTAACAAGCACTTGCCAAGAAGCATATAAACCTGCTATTCAGTTTGGAACTTTTTATGATTGTGGTATAAGCGGTTATAGTATCGCTGGTTCTGCAATAAAAAAAATGGATAGAGAACTGGTTGAAAAAGATAAACTCTATGTAAGATTTGGTTGCATAGAACAAAATTTAGAGGAAGAAGATGCCTAAAAATTCTGCACTAGAAAAAATAGAATCACACGAAAAACTTTGTCGTATTATGCAGAAGCAAACTCATCAAAAAATTAACAACATAGAATCAGAAATTAAAGATATTAAAAGACATATGTATTATGCTATGTCAGCATTAATAGGTGGTATGTTTACAATTATAGTTATACTATTTCAGAAACTTTAAATATGAGGTCTTTATGGCTAGAAGAAAGAAAGCAGTTACAGGACTT